CGAAGAACAGACCAGCAGGGGTAGTGCGGGTTGAAGCACCGCCACCGCTACCGATGTCAACGGAAATACTCTTGTCGGGGAAGTTGGTGGACTCGAAGAAACGAACACCTTCGAACACGAAGCCAGAAGGCATCACAGGTTCGCCAGCCAGGAACTGAGCCTGACCATACTGACCGCCACCATAGATAGCTGCGTTAGGAGCCATCATGCCGAGCAGCGGGTTAGGTCCGCCAGTGCCAGGATAACGTGCCACTTCGCGGAAGCCCTGGTCAGCACGCAGGTCCTTCATAAAGGAAGGATCAGCAATACAACGGTAGTAACCGTCGGCAAACACTGGGGTGTTACGCTTACGCAGCTGCTTCACAACTTCAAGAAGGTCAGTCTTGACGTTGAACTTGAAGCGCTCAGAAGCATACTCAGTAGCGGAGTAGCTGTTCAGGCTGGTGGACGAAGCCTTGGTCTTACCGTTGGGGTAGTAGTATCCACCCTGGCTATCGGAAGCGGCGCCACGGGACTCAGCTTTGAACAGCTCGTCCAGGAACACGCGATCACGCCAGCGGCGATAATCGTCCAGCAGTGTCAGCGAACCGATGGACTGGTGGAACATGTTGAGGTTCCCGGTGTCCAGCAGCAGACGCTGAGCAGTCATCAGAGTCTCACGAGCAATCTTGAAGGTGCTCGGGAGAGTGGTGTTATTCGGGTCAGCAGGGCCGGTGTACTCACGCAGAGACACAAGCACCTTGTCCTTCACGATGGACCGGCTGTTAGCAGTACCGATGGTTTGATCCTGGGTACGCTCACGGCTGGTCTTGGTACCAGGGTTGCCCCAGAAGCGGTACCGGTCGAGTTGTACGGTCTGACCAGGCTGTTTGGTGAAGTCGTGGACGACTACTGGCTCACAAGCCATCTCCACGATATAAGCTGGATGGGGGCGGTACAGCTCCGCACCCAACAGCTTGGGAAAGTCGTTATCAATAAACATGTTGGTTTCTCAGCGTAGGGTAAGCTGATACCTGAAGCGGCTTAGCTTCAAACTCAACAGCCAAAGCTGTTAACTCTGGAACTGTTGGTTCCATTAAAAAAATTATAGCAACTCTTTATCAATCCGGTTTATTTAAGTTTCTGGATTAACCATCTGGCCAGACATGTAACCATCGATCATATTCCCAGGGGAATAGCTCATCGGTGGCATATAACCAATGTTGCCGTATGGGTTGATATAACCATCGGCTGGCTGCATGTCTACCATTTCAGCTTGAATTTCTGGGTCTAAAACTTGAGCCTGCTGTGCTAAGCGAAGTGCCATCTCAAGTTCTGTGGTTGCGGCACCGCCTTGACGCTTCCGGGCTTTAGACTTCTTAACTGCTTTTTGGGGATTAGACTTAGACATTACTTGCTCCTTTTCTTGTTTGCCATTGGCATCTCAAGTCCAACTGGCAGCAGTCCGGTTTGTGGACGTGCAGCTGCCATCATGTATTGCTCATTTGCAATAATCTGATTTTGAGTCATCTCAGCGGCATTTTGAAGTTGAGGTGCTAAAAGACCAAGCCGAGGTAAAGGGGATCCCGGTAAATTCAACTTTAAATAAGAACCATCGAGATCGCGTGGCATGGCTGGAGGCTGTGCGCCAGGCTGACCAACAATCATTCCACCGTCAGCAGCACGCATCGCTGCGTATTGATCAATGTTGCCGGATTGAACTTGATTAACTAAGTCTGTAGCACCAAAAGTGACCAAACCTTCAGAACCAATGGGGCCGCCTGCAGTCCCAACGCTGGCCAAAAATTGCTGTGTACGGTCTCTGGCGCTACCCTTTTTAGGAGCCATAACTAATCTCGCAAATAAAAAGAGGTAGCATTGCTACCTCTTATTTTACATTCAGTTACTTCGGTTTAAGGAGTCTTGGAATCACTCCATCACCAGAAGCTTTTGACGGAACACCTCAGGATTCTGCTGAGCAGAATTCAGATAGCGCCAAGCGTTGGAGGGATCTCGCTCTGCTAAAGCACCGAAGTTGTTCCAGAAGGCTTCAGGGTTACCTTGAGCCTGGGGCTGTGGGGGAACAGGCATCTGAGGACGCTCAGGTGCACTGGGACGCTGGTACTGGGTACCGACTGCCTGTGCCTGAGGACGGCCGTAACCAATTTCCGAATCGGGGATCGGGTACGGACCATTTTCACCGAAGAACTCGCAGGTGTAATCAGCGAGGATATCGGGGTTGGTGAGAATTGTCTCATAAGCCTGGTGCTCATTAGACAGCTCTTGCAGAAGACCGATGGCTTCTTGTAAACGCTCGTTGGTATAGATCAGTTGATCTTCAACAGCACAAGCGTAATCGTTCAGAACCGCAGGAGCATCAGCACCAAAGTGGTCCAGAACATCAAGACTTTCCTCGCTTACTCCGTTGGCTAGGAGCATTTCCTCCGTTATTTCCGACGAAGTTTGGGAAGAGTCGTCCCAGTACTCCTGGCTGTTGTTGGTCCCAGGCGTATAGGTCCCCGTCTCCCAATTGTTGTATTGGGGAGTTTGTGGGGAAGCGTAATTGGCCTGGTCGTACGCCTGGTTCTGACTGTACTGTTGACCCTGGAATGGGAATTGGACGGGCGAACTCAGGAGCCCCACCACCCGATTGAACGCCTCCTTGTACGGATTCTCCGCTTGTGGAGCCGCCTGGTACGCTTGGGGGTACGACGCTGTAGGGGTTGACGGGTACTGGCTCACCCCCATCTGGGCCTGCATTTGCGGGGCTGGGGCCACCGCCTGCTGGTATGGTGCCACCCACTGGGAGTTCGTTTGAACCGCTGGCGCTTGTGCCGCCGTCTGCGCCACCGGAGCCCCGTAGCTGCTCGGCTGGGTCGGGGATACTTGGGGTGCCGATTGGGTCGGCATTGCGGTATCGGCCTGCATAAGTTACCTCTTTTTGTAGGCTTTCGAGTGTTCGGTAAAGGAAGGGAGTGAGATCGAGTCTCGGATCCGCAGCCATTGGTAGGTTTGGTTGCTGCGGATGTGGTGTCCGCATCTCTTGATTGACTAGATCAATGAATGCGGAGTAGGCCCTCTGTACTTCCCCTACCATTCGGAATGGGAAACCGGAGAGCATGCCCGCGATTTCGTCATCCGTTTTCGAAGGGAATAAATACTTCAGTGCTTCAATGCTATCAACCCCTAACTCCTGTAGGTTCCTCGTAAAGATAGATTGATTCAACTTGTCTTGAGCCGTATCTTCATAAACTGGTCCCATCCAGCGCCAAAGAACAGTTCGATCGCCATCTGGCGCCAAACCTAAAACACCAGGTGGAATTTCTTTTGTTTCTATAACTTGATCAAGAGCTTTTTGAAGCTTTTTCTCATAACTCGCTAGCTGCTTCTCGTATTTTGTTACCGCAGCTTCATCTTCTATATCTTCAGGTGGAACTGGATATTTTATATTTGACGCATACGCAAGAGATTTACGGAAGATTTGCTCTTCCTGGAAGATCATCAGCTCAAAACAACGGCAGATTCCGTATGTATAAAGCATCAGACATTTCTTTTTCGCGGTAGCGCTAACACGTCCATAAGCTGATTTAATCTCAGTCGCCGTAACGTTAGTGATACTCAGATCATCAATGCCGCCCAATGCCAGGCGGATTTCGCTGCGTAGTTGTTCAGCGTATCTAGCTTGGTCTGTACTAACCGCATTGGGTGTAATAAATCCAACTCGGTCTGTCGGTTCCAAATTAGCGATAACGCGAGGAACACGCATTCCAGCCCCAGGGCGCCCGATATAACCAGGTGGTTGGCGAGTGACGTTATCTTGTTTAAAAGTAGAGCTAGATAAAAAGAACTCGGATTGAAATCCTGACTGACTAGAAATGCTTGGGCGTTGGGCCGGATCAGCCTCATTGCTCTCAACAATATCTTGTTTAGGACGAGAAGACAGTAATGTGGGATTCCCAAAGAAAGATAGGTTTGCCCTGATGTTCTTAACCATCTCATCGTGGGCGATGATCTGATTAGATAACCACTCAAACTCGCCACTTCCTTCGGTGCCGAAAGCATCTGGGTTATTAAAAACTTCTACGCATGGAATAAACTCCATGCTGTTAACAACTGTCTTTTTCTCGAATGCACCATACTCGAGTGACGGCATATCAAAGGAGATTTCTTGTTCGCTATGAAACTCCTCGATTTCAGTTGCCGTAATACGTAAACGCATGTACCGTTTATCGGTACTAAGTCCTACACCTTGAAACCCCTTACTTGACTTGACTTTATAGGGGTAAATGATAATGACTTCCTCTAAATCACCTTCCGGCGTATAGTAGGTTCGATAGGAATCTTTATCAAACCAGTAGAGCCGATACGTTTTCTTTGTGGGTCGGATATAAAAAAGCCCTTTTCCGTATGTTAGAAACCTATCCCAAATCGAATCTAACCTAGCATCCAGCTTGTTGAATTTAATGACTTGCTCAATAAAATCAAAACGTTGAGAACCTAGGTTATCCTGCGATGGAAAAAACTCAACACCTTGCCGGATCCCAAACATCTTCATCTGGGAAAGGTGGGCATTAACCAGCATGGTGTCGGTAGTTCCACCACCGTCACGGTTAATGACCGATTTGAGCATAGTGTCGAGAACTGTTTTGTTACTATCGCTCATGGTCAGCAGGTTGGTTTTGATTACTGTTCAATATCGTAGCCAGCAGCAACGCGTTTGAGTGTGATTATGTCATCTTCGACCTCAACCTCAAACCGTTCATTCGGCTGTAGTGCCATATCGTGACACAGCTCGTCGGGAAGACAGATGACAGCGGAGCCATAGGCATCCTGCTCAAGCTCTAGTGTGTAGTAGCTGGTGGACATTAGAATGGGACCCTTTCAGTTTAGATCCAAAATACTTTATCGCTGTTCACCTCTAGATTTAAAATTCGAGTTGGAGGTTACCCCTTGTGGTCAAGCCGTTACACAGCCAAACGAGGGCATCAACAGCGTCATCGTGAGAGCTAACGCCGAAATTCACGATCTCATCGATTAATGGACCGAATCGACGATAACGGTTAAAAATAATTTTCCTTTGTTCAAATAAACCCATAATTCCACGGAATCGCGCAACCTTATCTCCACGAAATCCCTTAACTGCATGCCAATTCAGATTGTACAATCCATGGTCTCCCAAACAAATTCGTTTGAAGTCTGCCTCCAGGGAGGCCTGGTACGCAACCGCTTCAGACCAAATGTCTATATTGCTCCCGGTAGGAAAATAACGTCCGTTATCTTTATGTACAACTCCCCACTCATCCATCATCTCCATTAACGCCTCCAACTTCTCTAAATTACCCATAATTCGTAGACGTTTACAATCAATAATGTGAATTTTTCCATTGACTCGTCCACCCATAACAAAAACCGTATAGTCATTCTGCTCGCGAACACCGGCTGACAAATCAACCCCAACACCTAGTGAATCGAACTGCGTTGCAATTGTACCTTTGACAATTAAATCAGGAGACAAAGATAACTCACTGGTCTGTACGATCTGATTCTGATACTGAAAACTGAAAGCAATTGGAGCTTGACGACGACGATCTTGCAGATACTCTAAAGACCACATTTCTGGCCAATACGAAATTTCATCTCCCTCTTTATCAACAATGATCGCTGATTGGACCAGCTGAACCCAGTCATTTGCCGGAATAAATGTTGTCCCATGCATATCGTCGTGCCTGAAACGCGTTCCTAGACAGATAGCACGACCACCCTCAAACATAGTCGGAACGATAACAGAATTCCAGTTGTCTTCCATCGCAACGCGAATATCTCTGTTTTTAATCTCGTCTGCAGACTTACAAATATCGTCAATAATACACAAATGAGAACGTTTTGAAGTCACTGCACCTTTTAGACCTGCACAGCAAACCGTAAATTCTTCTTCACCAGTGGATTTAATTCCTGCGAATTTCCAATCAATACTCCAGTACTCGTTTGAGTTAATACCTTTGGCGATCTTCACCATCGGGAAGACCTCGTTATAAATTTTGCTCTCCTCGATAATGCGTTTAATAGCTGCGCTTTTAGGGCGAGCTACATCAATTGTGTAAGAAATATAAAGAATCTTCAATGGCAGCTTATGTAAAGCATGCACACCGATTGTCCATGCGGTAAATAAACCAAGTACGCTTGATTTAGCGCTACCGCGTGGCGCAAGAATATCAATGTTTGGTCCGGCAATCCCCTTTAAACATACTGAATCATCACCTGTACAAAGATGCTTATGCCACTCGATGTGGTGAGCTGCAGGTGGCTTATCTCCGACTACATCACAAAAATAAGCAAAATCAGTTCTCGCACGCTCAATATCGACTGTGCTTGTTTGCTTTACAACCCGTTTTTGTGCTGCCGCTCGAGCAGTCCGTCTATAAACTGAATAAAGACTAGTACCGGCCACGTCGTCATCCCTATCTAATGACCGTAGCTTAGCGTAACCAGCTCAAGATTCCTCTTGTAAAATTTTTGTCCAAACTCCCATTGAAGCCTCACTTAACGGACCTTCGATCGGGTCGTCCCGAAAAATCAACAACATCTCACGTAGAGCTCGGTCTGCACCAGCAAGAATAAGGCCTTGTTTATCAAGAAGGACACGCTCGTCACTTAATTGCTTAATTGTCCCGCGCAGCTCTTTTTGTAGCATTGCGATACGAGATGTCCCCATATCCTGTTTAACCATCCCCATGTCAATAGCGTTACGTAGTTTTAAAATATCTTGCTGCATCGAATCAATTTCAGCTTCCAGTAAAGAAGAGAAATCACGCTTTTTAAATTCCCTTCTTGACCACTCATCACATTCCACGATGCTACCTGTATATCCCAAAAAACGGGCATACAGGTACATCTGGACTGGTGAACTAGTACGCTTACAAAAAGCTAAAAACGATTCTCGGTCCTTATCGGTTAATGACGATAGCCAGGGGATCATACTCGGTATTGACGTTGAGCTTGCGTGTAATCACGCTCCTCTTTATAACGCCTAAACATTTCAGATTGTAGCGCGGTCTGCCGTTGTTCGCTACCAGTTTCCCGGATTCCAGCTCGCTCCTCCGCGCCACGAGTACGAGTTAGATCAGTCTCACCTGCATAACGTTCACGTTGAGTGGCACGTTCCTGTTCACCCGTTAAGCCGATCTGACGTTCTTGACCAGCAAGGAGTTGAGCTTGGGTTTGACGTTGTTCAGTTCC